ATAATAGTTGGTGGTGCCGCTTATTAGCTCTCCGCCGTTTACGTTGGTGCCATACCAAGTTTTAATTCCGCCAGTGCCGCCAGCGCCGCCAGAACTCGATCCCGCATTGCCACCAGAGCCACCACTGCCAAGGTAGCCTTTTTCACCACCACCGCCACCGCCACAGCCCACCAAGCCATTACTGGTGCCGTTGCCCGTCGTATATCCGCTAGCGCCGCCGTATGCTCCGCCACTTGCCCCCGATCCAAAACCTCCCGCACCACCAGCACCGGAGGCAGAACCATTGCCGTTATTGGTTCCTGCCATCGGACCGCTACACCACGTGCCCGCTCCAGCGCCACCATTTGCAACATCTGAATTAAATGAGGAATTGCCGCCCGTGCCGCCCCTATTACAACTACTTCCCGCACCGCCACCCCCTCCGGCACCTACTGTTACCGTGTAGCTTCCGGGAGTAAGATCGACTGCCGTGGACGTTGTGCCTTTATCGTTGCGAAAAGCGCCAGACCCACCTCCACCACCAGCGGCATAAATAGGAAAGCTACCACCGCCACCCCCGCCTCCACCAATAATCGTGTATTCCACCCCTGCAAGAGTTCCGCCCGATATGGTTAGCGTTCCGGTAGATCTAAAATACCTGTAAGTGTAGCCGCCGTTACCTGCAACCCAATCGCCGCCAGTAACCTCAACGCTACCGGAGCCAGCCGCCGCTTGAATAAGGCGCTTTCCTGATTTGCTCATGACATATCCTGACCAGCAGTAAATCCGTAATAGGTTGTTCCACCGTCATAGGTAACAAATACAAAAATATCCACATTACCAGAACCTGTGCTAATCGTTGGAGCAGTTCCACCGGGCCAATCCACAGATGCAGGCCACGTAATTGTTCGAGGTGAACTGTCTTGCGTCACTTTTAACGTAAATGACGATACTCTTCCGCTCGCCGCTGGGTTGGTGAATGTGTAAGTGGTGTTGCCGGACAGGGTATGAATAAAGTTGTCACTATCACGCAGGTTTATTGATACCGAAGTTCCGGACAATGTAACAGACTCTTCAATCGTACCATTGTCAAAAGTCACCACACCATTGGCATCTGCCGTCACCGCCTTGCTTGCTTGAGACGTGCCCAAGGTGGTGATGTCTAGGTAATTAATTTCCGTCGTGCTAGCTGTGACGCCATCAAGGATGTTAATTTCCGTCGTGCTAGCTGTGACGCCATCAAGGATGTTAATTTCAGCGGTAGTAGAAGTGACACCGTCTAAAATATTTAGCTCTGCCGTTGTGGCCGTAACACCGTCAAGGATGTTTAGCTCTGCGGCAGTTGAAGTAATTGCCGTTCCCGCAATCTGAAGCGTAGTGGCATTCACTTCTCCTGCACCGCCGTAAATAACACCCTTGGCGTTTACTATGGTGCCCGAAGAAGAGCCGTCCAGAAGATTGATTTCTGCGGGAGTACTGGTAACTGTACCTAAATCCGCTACAACTCTCGCGTTAGTCATTGTTTACTCCGTGGGCTTTGTTGGCCATGTAATTGTCGTTGGAAACCCTTCCTGCTGGGGCACGTCGCGAAGAGCCTGCCTATACGTTGTCATTGCCTCTGACATGAGGACATCCGACATTCCGTAGTAATCTGTGGCTTTCAAAAGCTCGTCTCGCTTGGTGCGCTCGGTGGTCGCCAACGCGGCATTGTCGAAGGCAATCTTGGCGTCTTTTTGCTCCTGCACGGTGCGGACAACAGTGGTGGTTACACCGTCTTCATCGGTGGTTTCTTCGGTGGTTTCGGTAAAAAGGTCTTGAGCTATCCACTTTTCCCGCCACACGCCATCGACCTGCTCGACGCCGTCTTTAACGGCAATCTCCCACTCACCAACGTCAGGCTTTTCAACTCTTGCTACTATTGCGACGCCCAGCGCCTCTAGGGTTGCGTCGGTCCAAAAGGCAGGCAACGACATATGCCTGTTTTCCTGCTGTAACTGGTCTTTTGTTTTTGGCGTTCCAGTAGCCACTTCCACAAATAACATATTCGCCTTCCCTTAATACTTGGGCAGTGCCGCAGTAGGAGGTGTAAAGTCAGAGATATATCTAGCCACGCCTCTGGTAATTCTAAAATCGTCCAGATACCCCGGCATCGTCGAAGAGGAATATATTGCGGACGTACCAAGTCTGACAGTCGGCGTATCGCTAAAATCATTTGTTTTTGTGAATGACACATCTTCAGTGCCATTTACAAATAATCGCACTGTTCCTGATTCTCTAGTAACAGCAAGATGGTGCCACGTTGAATATGACGATGTTATTGAGCCGGTATTAGCACTGCCGTTAGTGTAAAAATTTAAACGGAAGCCAGCGGAATATGGCCTGCAATTAAAAACAAACCCATTTGCAGTTCCCCCGGTTGACCTTAGTTCAATGATTACGCCATCTTGCGAACCCTCGGTTTGTAAAGTTGAAAGAACCCACGCCCATGTTTCTATCGTAAAGTCGCCAGTGCCCATAGCCAGCGCATCATTGCTTGGGATTTCTAAATAATCATTATTTCCAATGTTGATCGAACCAGTTCCATATTTTTTGGGGCTATTAGATACTTGAGTTCCGACGGTGCGTATATTGTTCAGTCCGGTTAGGTCGATAATTTGGGCGTCTCTAAAATTAAATAACAGGCGACTGTTGCTAAAAGCAGACACTGGAGAGGTTGGTGGCGTGAAATTTGATGTGCGCTGTGCGCTACTACTTAACCGAAAGTCAGAGATGTACCCCTTAAAGGTTCCATAACTATCTGCACCAATAACGTCATAGCTAGAACTGCCGATTGGCTGGCTATAGCTGGTAGTGCCCGATAATGACTCCGACTGGCCATTAACAAAAAAGTATATGCTACTACCAGATATGGTGAGACAGATGTGATACCACTCAAAAAGGTTCATATTGGTAGAGCCTTCGCATTCTGCGCCGTAGCCTAGCCACCACCTCATCCGGAGCTTTCTATTTTGATCGGGGCCAAAAGAAGGGCCATAATTTACATTGCTTAGACTGTCTCCAGTAGACCAAAATCCAGTTATCCCTGCGCTGTCACGCGGGTTGTCTGTCATGTAAATCCAGCCCTCGCAAGTAAACGTGGTATCTGTGCCAATCTGCTGGCTAACATAGAAATAATTAGTGTTGTTGGGGGTGGTGGGGAACTCTATTGAGCCGCCGTTGTTAGTTAATGTTCTTGCGCTACTGTTCCTAAAAGGGCTACTCGGGCTTATTTTTGGCGTTCCCGTAGCAGTAAATGTTAGGCTACTGCTGGACTTGTCTTTAAAGCCGTTAGACGCACAAGCTAAGAAGTTTGTACTTCCGTCGTTTGTAAACGGTGACGTACTGGGAGTAAAGCTGGATGTATAACGAGAGGTAGCTGAAAACCTTACGTTGGATATATAGCCGTCAAAATAACCCGCAACATTGCCGTCATCCTCTGCGCCCAGTTGATACCGAGTTATTGAGCTAACATTGGCAGAGTCTGAGTAGGTGCCCTTTGGCTCTCCATCAATGTAAAGCGTTGTGGTGTTGTTGTATCTAACAATCGCCACATGAAACCAGACATTCTCTATCGCGGCGACGGGCGCTGTAATTCTGTGACTTGTGCTCCAGTATGCAAAAGCGCCGTTATTAATAACCAACGCAGGCTTGTTATTTGCAGACCCTCCCCTTGTGTCAAACAAGACAGCGGTTTGAGTAGAGTCCTTGCTTAATGCCCAGCACTCCAGCGTAAAATCACCTGTCCCAACGGAAACGCTTGTACTGCTTGACCTTAAATAATCGCTTGTTCCGTTAAAATCGACGGACCAGTTGTCTCCGTAAGGGCTAAAAGTGCCTTGGTATTTGGTCCCATTCTGGGAAACCGGAGAAGAAGAGCCGTCTCCGTCTGTAATGTCATCGTTGTCGCCGCCATTTTGACCGTCGCCGTCCATCAAGAGAACAACGTCCGAAAAGGTTGCCTCTCTTGGCTCTGCTCCTGCTCCGCCAGCGGCGGCTTGTATGGCCTTTATTGCTAAACGGCTCATCCCAAGTCTTGCCCTGCGGTAAAGCCGTAGTAAGTTGTGCCGCCGTCATGCGTGATGAACACAAAATAATCGACGGCGCTTGCCGTTGAGGTTAGCGTCGGAGCAGTTGCGGAGGGCCAATCCACTGAAGTGGGCCATGTGACGGTGTAGCCAGAGGCACTAGCGTCTTGCACAATCTTTAGCGTAAAAGCAGATACTTTGCCGCTAGAGGCTGGGTTGCTAAAAGTAAACGTGGTGTTTTCTGTCAGCGTGTGGCTAAAATTGGTTCCGTCGCGCAAGTTTACGGTCGTAGCATTAGAGCTAGAAGTTACGGCGTTATATTCTTCCGATATACCATTGTCAAAAGTTACAACTCCGTTGGCATCGGCGGTCACCGCCTTAGACGCCTCGGAGGTTCCTAGAGTTGTAATGTCTAGATAATTGATCTCGGTTGCTGTCGCCGTAACACCATCCAGAATGTTCAATTCCGCCGTAGTGGCCGTGACACCATCTAGGATGTTTATTTCCGCCGTAGACGCCGTGACGCCATCTAGGATGTTTATTTCCGCCGTGGTGGCGGTCACACCATCCAAAATGTTCAATTCCGCCGCAGTTGACGTTATGCCCAGATTTGTTAGTGCGGTTGCCGCATTGGAAAGATCGGATAAATTGTTTGACGCCAAAAGCCCGTTCGCGACGGCAAATGTCTCGTAAGCAATGATCTCTACTGAGTCGCCAACGGTTGCCCCGGATGTCAGCACAACAGAAGAGCCGTCTGTGGCCGTGAAATCAGTCCCCACAATCAGCTTGGCACCGTTAAGATACATCTCAACATATCCCACAGTGTACGAAGCAGAAAAAGTGGTTTGACCGGAAGTTGCGGTTGCGGTCGTCCGCGTGTAGGCAAACTGAGCGCCCACAGAAGTCCACGCAGACCCGTTATACCCTTCAAAGCCGGACGTGGTGGTGTTGTACCGAATCTGACCTTGAGCGGGCGTGGGCCTCTCTCCCGTGGTTCCTACAGGAATTTTAATTGCTGAAGTGCTGTTGACATTGACTGCGCCAGCGAAATTGGCGTCGCCAGAAGCATCCAAGAACACCGATTTGTCCGCCGGATAGTTAACAAAGACTTCTTTTGTCCCAGCCTGCAAATCAACAACAGAGCCAGAATTTGAGCTAGACAGGATTGTTGTTCTTGCCAGCGCGTTACCGCCAGAAGAAAACGTACCTAAGCCTACCTCAAAGTCGTTGTTTGTTTCGTCAATAATCGCGTAGTAAGTAGTATCACTGTTCGACAGAACGGAAGAAAACGTGACAAAGTTATTTGCCGCACCCGCAAGGGTAATTGCCCCCGTGCCTGTGGTCGTGGTGGTTTCTTTTACGCGATCAGCAACGACCAAGGCCATGATTAAGCAATCCGAATGATGGCGTTAGAAGCATCGGCGGTGGGGAACACAATGGTAAAGTCGCCCGCACTAGATGACTTGTCAGAGCCAAAGTCCAGAACGACAACCGTATCAGTGGTGCCTGTGCCGCCGCCCGTAGTGGTGTTGTAAATCAACGCGCCGCGAGCAGTAATCGTTGACGAACTAAACGTCAGATCGTCAAAATCTGTTAAGGCCGTTGTTCCTGACGTGGTGGGTGTGACGTTGGTCAACGTGCCGCCACCAGCAGAATAACCTGTGCCGCTTACCTCATTGGTCGCAGTGTAGTCTGTTGTGGATGCATCAAAACTCGCGTTGTTGTCATACATAGCCAGCTTAAAGGTGTGACCTGTGCTGGCAGTGAAATTGTGCTGGGCCTGAAGCAGTTCCTGCTTAAAGGACGTACACATGAAGTTACCTGTAAAAGCCATATCAAAGTCTCCTGATAAGTTCGGCTAAGTCTTTTTGCCCTGCGTCACACAGGGCGTTATACACAGTGGTCCGGTCGCTTTTGACCGCCTCTTTCATATAAAAAACAAGAACCGCGCGCATGTGATCCTTGTAAGCATTCGCCTGCTCTTTAATTGCGGGCGGGGCGGTATCAGAAACGCTCAGAAGCTTGCTAAGGCATCGCTCGGCAACCTCCTCCGGAGTGAAACCGCGATGGTTGGTAGTCTGTACTTCGACTATTCCGGGGCTTATTTTACCCCCTTCTACCATCATTGTTTAGGCCTTATTAGCATCCCAGTGCGATACTGATCCGTAACTTCTTTGTTCTCACCAAATTGTTTCATGCCTGCCAACGCCATCTGAAGCTGTTGCGTGTACAGCGAGATCATATCTGGCTCGCCTTTCATGAAAGTGTATGCCTCCAAAAGACTGCCATAAAGCATGGCTAGGGGGGCGTTTTCGCTCAACCAAGAAGTGCCGCTATCCGTTAAGCTAGTTAAGCTGACAGGACGGTAGTAATAGTGCAGTTCTGCCACATAGGCGGCATCCGGCGTAGGCGCTAAGATAAAGTTATCCCGATCAAACAACGCGTAATATTTAGGCGCTCCTGTGGCAGAGCTATCCGGGGCATATGTCTGTAAAAAGTTAACGTCTTTATAATCAATAAAAACTTTTTCGCCAGAAACTTCTAAAGACAGCGACAACGGGGCCAAAAAATCGGACGGGCAATCTAAATATTTGATGCTACTCGTGGTGTTACCCAACGCATTCTTACGGAAGTCCGTAAGTTGCACCATTTTAAAAATGCGCTCTTCCGCATTACGAATAAAAACAGGCAAGTTGTTAACAAACGTGGTTTCGTCGTTTTCCGCGTAATCTTGTATTGCCTGCTTTAATTCACCGTATGTGAAACTCATGATGTCGTCACCGTTACTGCACCAGCAATGCCAAACCCTACTGTTGGCCTAAATGCAGGCCCCTCCACAAGGGGGACCGCTACGGGCACGTCCAAAGGCTCTACACGATCTGGGCGTGGATTAAGAAGGGCCTGCGGATCTACCGCCTTGACACGCGGCTCCAACTGAGGCTGTTTTGGCTCGTATTCGTCACGGCCAACCAACATTCCGGTCCACTCGCGCTTCATCTCGTTAAGCTTGTAACGAAATCCGGAGCGGTCAGAAATGCCGTAGGCAAACTTCCCTGTAGCAAACTTCCCCATTAGAGGAGCCTTGAGTACGCCATAGACGGCTGTATGTTGAACGAAGCGCGATCCCTATCCTCTGATGCGGCCCGCTCAAATTCTTCCTCATACACCGCCTTGAGAAGCTGTACGCGGTCTGGGGCACGTTTGATAGCAAGATAGTACGCTAGTCCCGCCGCCAAACAAGGATAAAACCGAAAGGGGATATCCATAGTGTTAGTAAACGTGTCGGCATCGTCCATTCGTACAAGCTTGTCAATAATCACCGTGTCGGTGCTGTTCTCAGGCACGGGCCAAAGCTTCAGCGTAGGGTCTATCTGTCTGTCCACAAAAAACTGGGACGGGCGACCTTGTTGCGTTTTAGTGGGTATGTTGATGAAGTCACTACGGCTAATTCGCTCTAAAGCGTAATCCGTGTTGCTACGCCGTACTACCGCGTTTAAAACGTCAATTGTCGAGGACCCAAGGGCGTAGTTTCCCGTGCCTTGCGTCAAGGTTACCGTGGCCTGCTCAATGGTCCATTGATTCAAACCACGGTTGGCCCAATCGCCCAGCATCAGGTTCAACGACCGCTTGGCCGTTTTAAGGTCATAACCAGTACGAACTTCTAGCCCGCACCGCTCAAAAGCCTCTTCGATGTAATCGCTTACATCTAGCTCAAAGTTGGTTGAACCTGAAACAGCCATGTTTAGAGGCCTTTACTTGGGCAAGAACTACGAACTGCCGCCTTGCCTGACGCGTCACCACCTTTTTTTAACATCGCAGGGCCGCCGCGCATTCTTTTGATTGGCGCTTGCTTCTTTTTCGCCATCTTTCTATTTGATCCCGGCATCGCATAATCTCCTGTAGGTTTCTTGCCGCTCGTCCCAAAGATGTGACATCTCCGGGTCTTTTAAATAATTCTCATAATACCCTTTTTCTCTCAGCATTTCCGCCGATTTTTCCAGCTTAGACAGCCTCTGAATAAAGGTTATTGCATACAAATCATCGACTACTGGCTCAAAAGGCACATCAAATGCTTCTTCTTGAGCGTCATCCGGGTGAAAGCCCATAACCCACAGGTCTTTTTGAATGAAAAACCCCATAGAAATAGCATGGTTAATGGAGGCAATGTAGTCGTGAAAAGACTCCGCATCAGGCTCATATTGAAACTCAACGTAACAAATCACATCCCAGCGGTCGTCAAACTGAGATAGCGCCGAGTACAAACCCTGACGTTTGGCGGTGTAGCTAAAGCAAAATCCGACTTTGTCGTTAGCCCAAGCAGTTTGAGCATAAGGACAAGCCGGAAGGTTGTTAAAAAACGGGTGAGGGGACTCCAAAGCTTGTTTAGACCAAGCCTTGATTTCCTCCATAACGCCTTTTTCTACGTCCATGATCAGGCATACCTAGTTTTTTTTCTGCGGTTGGACATCACCGCACCACAACCTTTGTGATTTTTTCGTACTTCCCCGCCACAAGCGGCCATTTGTACCTTAGCCGCCTTGGTATTTGAAACAACTTGTTGTCCTTGAGCACCCGCTTTTTTCTTTTTGCGGGCCGTCGCGGCGCGTTCCGATTTGCTCAAGCTGTTGGCTTTAGAACGCGGCAGGCAACGATCCGGGTTTTTTTTGTTCTCAGACGTTCCACACTCGCCAGCAATATTGCCACCACTGTCAATACGAACCCACTCTTGATCCCGCCATTTTTTAAGCTCGCCCATCAGGCTTTGCCTTTTGACTTTTTGGCATAATTGGGGTCTTTACAGTATTTGCTGGCCGCCATGTTGGCGTAAGCAGAAGGATATGTGTCAAACGTGCGTTTTGCCCATGCTTTGCCCGCCGGACAAATTTTACTGCCTTGACTTCTGCTGGACGCCTCACCCCCTTTACGCATGTACGTAACGGTGACTTTTCCCTGTTTTGGGCCGGTTTTTACCCTAGATCCGCAACCGCCCATGTTAGCTCCAAAGTTTGGCCGCAAAGGGCGAAACAATAATTAATATGGCAAGGCCCCAAATCTTCATATCTAAACGCGTCAACGCTTCAGAATTTTTTGACACCATGTCTTTTTGGTCGTCTAACCGCTCTTCAATACGCTTATAACGCAAGTTGCATTCCGCTTCGTGCTTTTCAAGCCGAGATAAAACTTCTTCTACCCTCATGTCTACCACGCCTTGCAAGACCAATATCTAGCAGAAAACTTGTCTTTCGCTGTATCACAAGAATGTCTAGCTCTAAAGTTACTTCTACGAGCCGGTTGAGACTTTTTAATTGACATGTTGGGATCACCGAAACGAACAAGCTTCACTTCACTGCCTTTTTTCGCCAATACCGCGCTTTTCTTGGACTTTCCGGGCGTTTTTTTAGGCTTGTTGTAACCAGAAAACGTTTCACCACGGTACTGCAAACGGCCAGAAGGAAGCCTTTTTACGTCTTTGGTGGTAGCCATTACGCTAACTCATCGCCGTTTTTGATGTAGATGATCTCAAAAGCGGCGGATATATCAAAAGACACGCTTGCCGAAGAAGAAATCGCCCGCACCTCAATATCCGTCTTTTCCGTGAATTTAATTGGGATAACAAGCGTGTTTTCGATGTGCATCCCCGTGGTGAGCGATTTCACATCTTTAGTTTGAAATACCTCGCCATACGGTCGTGCAACCAGCGATAGCTTACATACTGCGGGCGTGTTTGATGTTGTTCCGTTAGAAACATCATACTGCATCAGATAGGCTGTATAGCCCGCCGGTACAGTCCATAGCGCCATCAGGGTCTGGTTTGAGCCGTCCCCATTGATGGTTGCGTAAATGTTTGCTGGTACGCCCGTGGTGACAGTGCCGGTGCCCGCATAGATAACCCCTGCGTTTGCCCCTCCAGACCCCGCAGACCGGACAATCATCCGGTTTATCCGCAGATAAGACTGCGTGGTGTTGACCGCCGTCTGCCCATTTAGGGTGACAGTCTCTGATATTTCGTTGTAATCGCCATCAAGTCCAAACAACTCAACGGTTCTGGCACCCGTGCCCGCCGAAGTGTCATTGGTGGAGCTACTGGAAACCTTCAGCACGGTCGCCGCAGACAGGTATGAATACAGCCCGCCCTGTTGCCAAATGGTCTCTAGGGAGTCCGCAACTGCCGCGTTGTTGCCAAACTTGTAAACAGACTCATGATAAGCAATCTGGCCACGCGCTACCTGTAGCTCAAATGGCTCGGTAGTACCTATTCGACTAATTGAAGAAACTTCCCGAGCCATAAAAAACCCTTAACTGTAGAAGACAGTTAGCGCAGTAATGTTTGTCAAAACACTAATATAAATATCAGAGACTTTTATCCCCTCGTCGGGGATGTTGACCGAGTGCGTTTCGCTTGCAACAAAATCAAGATCCAACACGGTACTGCCTCCGTTGCCATCTGTGATGGTCAATCGTGGAGTACCTGTGGTGGTCAAGACTTGAATCTGGCGAATACGCGCAGGCCCCACACCAGCGGAGCCTGTCGCGGTCAGACGCTTTGATTTTACGTCTGAATTAGCCATTTAGCAGACCCTCTAGTTGATTAGCCTGCCGAAACAGTCAATACGCCAGCATTGCTGTAAATCTGACCCGCTACAGAAGGATCGGATGTTGGAAGGTCCTTGATAATCACAACGCTGTTAGTGCCGTCGTGAGTAATTGAAATGTTTTCAGTTACCGCACCCGTGCTAGCGTTCTTGGTGATGTCTTTAAAGCCGTTCTCTGAACGAACGGGACCGTTGAAAGTAGTATTAGCCATGGAAGTCTCCTGTCGTGGCAAATGTCATTCGCCCCATGCGAATGTCAGGATACGTGTATTTTATACGGAAAAAGAAAGGGCGGCAAATGCCGCCCTTGTAAGATCCGAAGATCTATTAGGCTCCGGGAGAGCCAAACACGCAACGCCAATCGGAAACACCGAAACTGTAACGCTCACGCGCCTTGAAGCGCATGTTGCCAGTATCGAAGTCGCCTTCCATTGCAGTCTTAATGGGGCTTCGGTTAAACATCTTGAAGCCGTTAGGTGCGTCAGTCTTGATGAAGAACGCATCTGTGTCGGTCAAGAAATGGTTAACTACCGCGCCATCTGGGAGCATACCCATAGACTTGGTTGCGTTGAGGTCATTGTCCGCAGTCCCCGGACGCAGGTTGGAGTTAATTACCCGCTCTGCAATAAATTGCAGTTCTTTCGGGATAATCATCTTCATACCACGTACCGCAATCTTCAGACCACGCTCGTCCGTGAAACCTGCGATGTCAATCAGCATCTGCTCAAGAGAAGTCTCGTTGAGATCTGCGGCGACGGACAGTTGGTTACGCTGGTTACCAGACAGAGAAGGGTGCGAAGACGAACAGAGCGCCGCTCCGTCACCAACAGGTGCCGAAGTGCTAAAGGCGTTGTTCAGAATTGACGCGGCCTTAATCTGCTTGGTCTGAGACATGGATCGTGCCAAAGCACGGGTGTAGCGAGAAGCAAGACGGTCGTACAGGTTATCTTCAATTGCTTCCTCAGTGATTGAGAATGCAAGAGCGATAGTTTCGTGAGTGTAACGAGCAGTGAAAGTCTCCTGCGCGTCATCAAACGAAATAGCACCACCTTCTGACTTAACCGGCGCAGTGCCGAAGCCAGAGAGCATTACTTCTTCTTCAAAGGCACGATCTGAAGATTCTTCGTCGAAGATTTCAGCGTGTTCCTGTTCGTAGCGGTCGTACTCAAGTCCAAAGAGAGCGTTAAGCCCCGGCTCAAGTTCCTTCGCCAACTGTGCGCGAGAAATAGCCATTACTTAAATCCCCCTTAAATACCAGTTGAGTCAGCAGTGGTTTGAGAATCAAACCGACGACTGCCTGCGTTAAAGTGAGCGTTCAGCCTAACAAGCAGGTGCGCTCCCGCTGACGCGTAATCGTTATTCGCGTCATCATCAACCAGACCTACAATGCGAAGTGGCAGAGTTGCAGTAACGGCAACACTGCTAACACTAAGCTGGGCGCTTGACTTGCCCGTATCGGTAGAACCGCTACGTGCAGAAGTGCCAAGGCTAGCGTTGGCAAACACAGTTGCCAGTGCAGTAGCTCGGTCAGTGAGGGTAGCATCCGCCGCTACGACGAACAGTTGGTTGGGGTTGTCCGCTACAAGAGCTTTTACCGGGTAGTTAGTGTCTACTGACACGCTACCTGATCCGGGCCAGTAGTTGAGCCATACAGGCTTCTTCTGGGTAGAATCGTGGTATTGAACCCCGACAAGTACACCGAGGGCTTGCGTAGTGCCGCCCGCAGTGTCTCCAGCTTGGCCAATTACGCCTGCGGCTAGAGGAACAACAATCTCACCATTATAGATGACATCAGTGTTGTTACTGGCAATTTCATACTCAGTAACACCGGTACTGTTAGCACCGCTTCCTACAAGACCAACAGGACGAAGACCAAAGGCAGTTTCTTGATTTGCCATTGTTTAGTTTCTCCGTTCTGTGCGGCCCTATTTTTTGGGGCCGCCGAAAGTTACACGACTCTGGCGCTCGGGTTTTCCGATTGCCATCGTTGGATGAGCGTTTTCTCGCAACATATCGCTTTCAACAGCTTCGATTTGGTCCGCGTTACGTTGAGCAAAATACTCAGCGCGTTCCTGAACTGTTTCCACCGGTATGCGGGCGAGCATCAATCCGCCGACACCAAACACACCTTCATATTTTCCCGAATCAATTACCGGAGCTTCAAACTCTGGATACTCATCTTGGCGAACAAGCTCATAGCCTTCTCGCAGTCTTGCCGAAATATTCTTGGTGTCGTCAAAACCCCTTACTTCGGCGCGTATCCAACGATGTCTAAAGCCCTCTGGTGCGGGCGGTGCGTCTAACATAGACGGGGGAGTCCAAGGCTTACGCCGTCCCTGCTTCTCCCTTGACGCTGTTTCACGTGAGGAGCGATTAATGCCCTCAAAGCCTTTCTTCTCTGTGGACATGGTCTTACTCCTTTACGTATTTCGCGTATTCTTCAAGCGGCACTCCCAGTTTTTTAGCAATCGCTACTTGGGTCGGGGAGAGTTTGACCCTTTTACTGCGCCCAGATGATGTGGAGCGTGACACTCCAGCCACATTCTGAGCGGGTTTGCGGCTGGGCGATTGCTCTTCTCCAAACTTATGCGGGAATTCCCGCTTAATTCTAGAGTCAAGCTCATTATAGTAGTCATCGCCTTGAGGATCAAATCCTTCATCCTCAATAAGTTTTTTATGAATACCAAATGCGGCAAACGTCATGGCTTCATCTTGGCCAAACCAAGAGTTTTTCTCGGCCCACTGCTCGGCTTTTGGATCAGGCCGCTGTTGTTGCGGGGCGGCCTGCGGAGCAGGTTGCTGTGCAACTGGTTGCTGGGGTTGTTGCGCGCGAGCCTCTGCTTGACGCTGTGCCCTTGCATAACCATCTGCGGCAATAGTCAGATTGGTCAACTCTTTCTGAGCCGCAACCGTAGCGTCCGCGTCACCAAGCTCTACTGCTCGCTTGAGATTGGCTTCTGCCTGCTGTTGCTGAATAGAGATTCGCTGACCATATTCGTTCATGAAACCTTGATCTAAAGTTTCCATGCGCTGACGGATCTTTTCAGCCTCCGATTGCACGTTTTGAGCGTATCTCAACGCCTCTTCACGTTCGCGCTCGGCATCCCGCATTTTCTTGGTCAAACGATTAATTCGCTTCTGCACAGACTCGCTGTACTGCTCCATTTCCGCCTCTTCCTTGGCAGGAGCTTCTTCCGCGACCTCTACTTCTGGTTGTTGTGTTCCACGTGGAACATCTTCGGGTTGCTCAACTTCAACTTCCGTTTCTTCAGCATCCCCCACGTCTAATTCAAACTGCGCTTCTTCTGCCGCGTCAGCCATGGCTATACCTCCTTACAGGCTAAGAATGTCTTCGGGATCGTCAATAACCGCTAGGATTTCGTCATCATTCAAAATCCTGCATTCCCCGCCACTTATACGGAAACGTGAACCCGCATACCGAGCAAAGATTACCCACTGCTTTTCAGTACACCACGGGCCATCGGGGAATTTATCAGCGTCTTTGTAACAAAGAGGTCCTTGCTTAACGACATAACCCACAACCGTTTGTATTTGGGTGTCATTAAGGACTTGAGTAGGAAGGTATATTCCACCATCCGTGGTTTCTTTACCACGATAAGGCAGAATCAACATTCTCCAACCAGTAGGCTGGGGCATTCTTTCCAAAAGGCTTTTATCCATGGCCTCGGGGTCGAGTACCTTGGGCTTTGGCGCTTTGTAAAGAGATTTGACGCCTTCTGCGGCGGCGTCTAGGTCAATATTTTCAGCTAGATCAGTCATTTAGTTGCTCCTGTTTTTCTAGCAGGCCCGAGAGTTCCTGTCCAATAAAGTTTAAGGCAGACATTTCACCCATTAAGTTCTGGTATTGCTCCATCGACTTAACGTGGTTATTTTCCAACAACTCCAAAATTTGAGTGCGGCGATCTTTTATGGCTCTTTGAATGAATTGAGCTAAATATAAAGAATCCACA